AAATCCAGCAACTCTAGGGCCTGTGTATGGAACGAATGGTGTACCAGCTAAACCTTTAGCAGCTTGGAAAACTTCCTGTTGCTGTCGTTTTTGCCATTCTGGTATTTCTGCGGTTGTTGTTGTTCTGCCTTTACTCATAATTCTTTACTAATTAAATTTTCTGATTTAAAACCTAAATGGCTTATTTTTTTTAACCATCCTTTTCTACCACCGCCATATAATCTTTTACAACCAGCGGCTTTTGCAAATGCCTCTAAGGATGGCAACATATCCTCTAACTCCTTGTAATCACCACCACAAAATAGCAAGTTCATTGCTGTATTTTGGGGGAATACTACAAATTCAGTTATCATAGCCGACTTCTTAGCTGGCCATAAATGGAATATTCCATGTCTTATTTTATCCTCTATATCGTCTATTGTATAGGAATCTTGATGTTTGATAGCTTTTGCTATATATGGCTTACAGCGTTCCCATTGAACTTCCCATTCTTCAGGTTCTTTTTTAATGGGTGTGACTTTATTAGTCGCCTTTTCCATATTCAATAATACTTAAAACCAAATGAATGTTTGCATGATTAACCTGTGCTTTTATTATTTCGCCTTGTTGCAGAATAATTCCAGCATTAGTTTGTAATTCTTCGGTAGCGTGTGCGCCTATGTTTTTTTGTTTATAGATAAAAAACTCATTAGAGCTAGTATCTGTTATAGATACATCTAAATTGGTTTGTTGATTACCATGGTCACAAGCTAAAAAACTTTTAACAATAGCAAAATCAAAGTCACCACCGCTAGGTGCTGTATAGATAGTTTGCTGTGTGGTAGCTGTAAAAGAATACTTAACATTGGTTGCCCTTTGTATGTACTGTCTTTGTGCAGATAAATCCATTATCTTCTACCCCTGTTGCGTACATCTAATCTAATCTTTCCTACTTGAAAATCTTGTGTGGTACTGCCTGTAACTGTCAATGAGACTTGTCTTGCAGTGAACCTAGCATCGGTATAACCATCACTTTCAAAAGTAAATGATCCAAAGTCCGTTTCAGGGCCTAGTGGAGTAAATTTACCTTTGAAACTAAGGGTGACACCTGGAAGTGTATTAGCCTCTTCGTCTGGAAGTATTTGATTGCATTGGACATAATTGTCACCATTGCCTATTTCAATAGGCCCAGAGGTCGCATATGGAACAGCAGTACCCAAATTAGGTGAGTTACCTAATAGTGTTGATTCGTGTTGATATACAAAACCAGCGTTATCTGCTGAAGTTGGAAAATCAAACACACCTTGGTCAACCCAGCATCCTCTGTCTAGCTCACCAACAGACCAAACATTTTCACCATAATTCCAAATGACATATTTGTTTGGTGCGTATTGTGAATCACCACTTGGGAATCCCCACCATATCTCATTAAAATTAGAGTTGTGTCCACCCCAAGATGCTTTTCTGCCTGGCACATTAAGTTGATCGTAAACGTAATCATGCACCTCGCATGGTATTTCTCTTGCAGTTCCGTCATACACAAAGAAAGAGTTTTCACCCATCCATCCAAGAAAGTTGCCAGTAGAAACAATAGATCTTCTGCTGACTGCTTTACAGTTAGTTCCAGCATCAGCAATACCATAAACAAATGGTGAGCCTGCATAAAACATTCTGCTGATACCTGTATCACTAAAAATGATAATGTCATTACCAAATGATGCTGCCATAATAGCTCTACCACCTGTAGGGATTTGTAAATCACCTGCGGTGTTAGTAGCTTTAGATGTCCAGTTGGTATTATCTTCTCTATCTGACCATGAAATTTTTCTTGGATCTCCACCCGAACCTATTGCAACCAAATGTCTTTCGTTAGTAACAATAATTGCTTGACACCCTGTGGGTGCGTTAGTAACTACTGTTCCTATGGTATCGGCTGTACCGCCTGAGTTTGGTCGCCATTTATAAATTTTGCCATCACCAGAGAAACAAAAGATTAAATGCTCTCCCCAGTTGTCAAAAGAAAAATGACCTGTGTCTAGTGGTAAACCTGATTGTGAACGAGCGTCACCATAATCTTCTACATTGTAATGATATGCACCAAAACCAAGAGGGTCATTACTTGCATCATTAACAAAACCAGACGGAGTAATATCAGTCCAAGTGTTGTTGTATAAAACATAAACCTTTTCTCTTGTACCAACTGCTAATATTGGTTGGCCCAAGTTATCGTTGTAGGCGTACATCCCAATGGGTGCGCCATCTAGTGCTGTGGTTTTAAGTTTTGTCCAGCCACCTATAGGTTTAAGGTAGCCATTTTCAAAGCGAACTAAATTCCCGTCAACCCAACGACCTTTGTTACCATAATCAGTTCCGTTCTTGACTATGCCTGCGGGGGGTGTGATTGGGAATAATGCCATTCACTTATGATACTAAAGTTTTGGTTTCACTTGTTGGATTGATTTGTCCTGCAATGTTTGCATCAAGACCATCTTTTAAAGATTGCACCTTTTCTTCACCCATTGCACTTTCAACCCAGCCTTGCACCTCTGCTAAAGTTACGCTGTCAAAGTCTATAAAGCCTGATAGGTCTGAAGTATCTAAAGACTGAGTACCATAAACACTTGCTGTGTAAGGATTACCCTCTGCATCTACTTGAGTGTCGGTAGCGTTCAAACGCCAGTGTACATTGTAAATTACATCGGTATGTCCGCCTTCAGTAGGGTGAACATCTACAGTATTTACATCCCATTCATATGATATTGCCATTTTTAGTTTCCTCTTGGTTTGTTAGCTTTCTAAGGCTGTTATACGAGCCTCCAATGACTCTATTAATGTTTGTTGTTCTTGTAGTGCCTTAGTTAAAAGTGGTACAAGTTTGCTTTGGTCTATGCCTTGATACTTTGGAGTACCATCTGCTTTTAAACCATCTTTCTCGCCAATAATAGCTTCAGGAACTATGTCTTGTACCTCATGTGCCAAGAAACCATCCAGCGTTGTCTCTGAATCTTTAATAAAATTAAATCGTGAAGGTTTGAGTTGTTTTAGTCTTGTGGTTGCATCCCAGTCCGTTACTACATTTTCTTTAAGCCTGTAGTCTGATGCACTTGCATAAACTGTTGCGCTACCAGTTGTATAAATCTGCCCTACATAAGCACCAGCCGAAAAGAAGTATTGAAAAACTTCAACACCTGATCCTAATGCACTTAGTGCCATACCATAACCGCCACTAGCAAATGATCCATGCATACAATAGGTTGAGGTAGGAGCAGTAATATTCAGCATATTAGTTCCTGAAGTTTGCCCAATCATAACTTTACCTTCGCCCTTTATTGTCATTAAAGGACTAGCGTTATTAATTCCACCTGCGAATATTATGTCTCTATAAACAGAAGTATGCGTTCTTGCTTGCATCACTAGATGACCAGCTTCCGAACTAAAATCACCTGAACCTGCTGCTGAGACAAATATTTTTGCATTTGCACCTGCATCTTCTGAAGCATCAACGTAAGTATCTCTTGAACTATTAATTTTGACTAAACCAGCTACATCTAACTTTGAATATGAAGCAGGACTACTCGTTCCAATTCCAACATTACCAGAGCTATCAATAAGCATCCTAAGAGAATTATTAGTTCCAAGAGCAAGGTTTCTTGCACCTTCTGTTTGAATATTAAGAGAATACGCACCTGCTCCAGACAATAATCCTGCACCAGCAGAGTTTGCAACTCCTATATAGTGGTTGCCACCATCACTACTAAATCTTTGGTAAAAATACGATGTGCCTGTAGAAGCAGAAAATTGACTATTTAAAGCATCTGAAGTGACAGATAGTTTACCTGAAGGACTACTCGTTCCAATTCCAACATTTCCAGAGCTATCAATAGTTGCTCTTAAAGTTCCTTCTCTTGTAGCTGCTGAACCTGTAAAAAATCTGATTGATGTGGCAGGATTTTGTTCTCCAAAGCCACCGCCAATATTTACTAGGTTTGTATCAGCAGCAGCAGAGTTGCCACCTATAAGAGTAAAGCCTTCTGTTTCTGTGCCAGAATCGTGTTGCTGTGCTGTTATTGCAGTGTATTTTGCAGCATCATCTGTTGCGATACCCAATTGTATATTACCGCCCGAAGTATTATTTCCTGCAAGTTGTGAAAAAATTTGACTTGAAACAGTTGTATTTCCTGAAGCAGTTAAAGTAGTAAAAGTACCTGCTGCTGGAGTTGTGCCACCAATGACAGAACTATCTATTACAGCTCCGTCTAGGTTCATTGCTACTGAAGTTCCACCTACCGCAAAAATACCATCTAGGGTATCTAAGTCTGCATTAAGTTTTGTTCCCCAGGTATCGGTGGATGCACCGACCTCTGGTTTAGTAAGGTTTAAATTAGTAGTAAATGTATCTGCCATAAAAAAATTCCTTTAAGCTGCGTCTTGTTTGCCTAATGTTGTCCAGTCTGAAGATGAAACAGTTTGTTCTGTCCATGTACCGCTAGGTGCAGTTTGATCTGTCCATGTCTCTGCTGGAACTATAATGTCATTCCATTTTAAACCACCAACAGCAGAAAAACCACTTGTTTGTTGAATGGTTGCTGAACCACGATCAATCTGTCTACCAATCGCCTCAAAATTTGATACTGCTGGTAAGGTTGAACTTGCACTAATGGTAAATCGACCTGTAGCAGTCATATTAGAGATTGCTGGCCCAAACACAACACCACGATCTATTTGTGTTCCTGTGGCTGTCATACCAGATGTTTCTGGTAATGTTGAAGATCCTAGTTTAATTAAGACCCCAACAGATGTCATGCTACTGGTTGAGGCTATAGTTGCAACACCCCTATCAATTTGTGTACCTACTGCACTAAATCCTGATACTTCAGCAATGGTCGCAACACCTCTGTCTATTTGTCTACCTGTTGCAGACATTCCAGATGTCTCAGCTATAGTCGCTGATCCACGATCTATTTGTCGACCTATAGCTGAACCGCCTGAAACTGCGGATATTACTGATGCACCAAGGTTTATGATGTGACCAACCGAGGAAAATCCTGAAGTTTGCGCAGACGTTCCCGCTCCAAGTTTGATAACTATTCCAGCAGAAGTAAATCCTGAAGAAGCGGGAATAGTAGAGCTACCAAATCTTTTTACAGAAGATTCAGCAGTAAAGCCTGATGTTTGGGTGGATGTGGCTACACCAAAATGATAAACGGGAGTTCCATAGTTGGACTTCCCGTATGTGTATAACCCGTAGCCTACTGAGGCCATGGTATTAAGCTAATGTGATGTCTAAATCACCAGCATCAAATCTGAATACATCTCCTGTTGATACAGTTTTTGAAGTGGTTAAGTTTGCATATGCAAGCAAATTACCACTAGATGAAGCATCTAAAATACCAACTGCAACTACTGTTCCATAATCGGCTGTAGCTGTTGGGTATTCAATTGCTGCTGCGTTTGTCGCTGTTGTAGGGGATGTGCCTGAGACATTAAAAGTAGAGGTTTGTCTTGCATAAGCTCCACCTGTTACTTCAGTACCACCGCCAGTATCAGTAGGTGCTACTGTATACAAAGCAACGTGTTTTGTTGGTTGTGTATAAGCCACTCCGCCAAATACATGGTCAAGTACCTTGTCTTCTAAATAATCACTAAATCCAGCCATTTTTTATACTCCTAATTATTACCAAAATAATAAATATCTTTTCTGCGTTTGCCATATGTTCTTCTTCTTTGCATTAAAGAACCTTTTGCAAACTCAGCTTTTTCTTGCTCTAGTCTCATTTCTTCTAAAGCTTTCTCGAACTGTGCTGTAAATAGTGGCACTCGTTCATCTTCCATTAAATAGATAGAAGCGTGTTTTAATGATCCGTAAAGGTAAGCATCTGGATATCCTGTGGATAAAAAGTTACTCGTATTAGAATCGCTTAACGCATCTATCTTTCCGTAGTAGGTTAATTGTACTGTATAACTTCCATCTGGGGTAGGTGCAAATTCAATTGAATCATCTACCAATGCAAAGTAAATAGGTTGACCTGTGACGTTATCGTTTGATTTTCTGTATACATCCAATGATTCTATGGATTGTTGAAACAAAGGTGAAAAATCACCGCTATCAATTTGTATGTTTATAGCCTCTAACCAATCAGTTGGTACTGATATGTATTGAGAATCTAGTGTTGCAGTAGCCCTTTTAATCATGCCCTTAACCCTTAATCTGCGGTTAAATTCTGATTCTGTGCTATCAATAAATGTGTCAATTACATCTGTTAAATCAGAGCGATTTAAAAAGTTTGCAATGTTAGATTTTAATTCTGCATATGTCATAGTTTACCTTGCCATGTTCTAAAGACTTTATTGTCTGAGTTGTTTAACCATCTTCTCCATTGAGACATATCATTGGCCCATCCTTCTCGACACGCTCTTTGATATACCACCAATGGCACTTCTGCCACATGGCGAAGATCTTTACCTGGTTTATGTTCTGCAAGCATTTTGCAATGCTCTATTACAGGGTTTAGATCCTGAGTTGTGTGATAGATGTCTTTATCGTCTTCAGTAATAAACTCGTTGGTAAAACCAGTCTTGTGATCTATAACAGTTCTTTTAGCCATGCAAGAATTTTAACACAAAAAAAAGGGATGCCGAAACATCCCTTTAAGGTTATTAACCTAGAGCTTATGAGGTTGTTAAATCAACTACTGCTCCATGTGCTGCTTCGTTGGATACTTCTAATCCATACTCAACAACGATCATTTTAGTGACTGCATCACCGATTGTTGCAATGTCAACTGTTTTGAAATCACGCAAGTAAGATACTTTTGCCATTTCAGGATCAACCAACAGTAAAGATCTTTCTCTTGATCTGTTTGATGGAACGATTTTAAGTTCACCAAAGTCAGATGAGTAGATAGATACTGATGCTTCAACAGTATTAGCATCAACAAATTGTCTTGCTTGTGAACGACCTGTGAAACCAGAGATAACTTGTTTGTTATGTGGGCCACAAATTGCTATTGATGGTTCACCACCATTTTCAAAGCAAGATTGTAAAACATCTTTTAAAAGAGTTTCTGTTAAAGCTCTTTGAGTTCCGTCTGTTGGAGCTGTTCCGCCGCCAGTAGGAGTTGATCCTGCTGCGTTGTTTACATTAGACTTTACCCAAGATTCGAAAGCACCAGTCTTACGAGCAGTTGTCGCATCACCAGTAGTTTTTCCATTCTTTTGACAAAGAGCTTCTTCCATATCTCTTTTAAGAGCTTTAGACATGATAGCTAGTTGGTGAGCCATTTCTGATCTCTTACCAGCAGGGTCTGAAGACTCTTGTGAGCCTGATACAGTTGCATCTCTTTTTGAAATCATAGCAACATTGCTAACACGAGTAGTTGCAACAGCAGCTGATCTTGAAAGTTCAAAACCTTCTAGTTCACCTGTTGACACTGGACTCGCTAGAGCTTCTGTTTGCCAATCGAAGACAACATTATTAATATTTCTTTTTCCAATTGATGACATAAACGGAGTTTGCATTGGAGAGATGTTGTAAATGATATTACTTAAATCTTCTCTGTCTGAAGTCGCTGTATATGTATCAAATGCGTTTGTTACTTTAGCCATTATATTTACCTATAAAATTATTTTAAAAATTGTTCAAAAACTTTAGCAGCATCCTGGACTTTTCCAGTTTTTGCTAAAACCTGTTTTGCTCTTTTCGCTGGTGCTACTGTTTTCTTTCTGGTAGTTGTTCCAGGTCGGGCTACTCTTGCAGGTGCTTTTTGTGTTGGTTTCTTCTTCGTGGCTTCAACTGTTTTAGAGTTTAACCATGCGTTTCTTAAACCAAGTAAAGCACGATAGTCATAAATTGCATCCATTTCTTGAGGCAAATACCCCAAGACATTAATACCATAGTCGCGAATTGCTAGTTTCTCTTGTTGAGCAACTTCTGCATTTTTCCATTCTGGTATGATTTCAAGAATTTTTTGCTGACCTTCTTGCACTTGTTGTGCAATTTGCTCTTGCTGTTTTGCGTAGGCTTCTTGTTGAAGTCTTTGCTGTTCAGCCTCAGCAGCTTTTAGCTTTTCTTTCTTTTCATCCCAGATTTGTTTTTCGCGTACAAATGCTATCGGATCATCATTGTATAAACTATCCCAATCTGGTTCGTTTACCAATTCGCCCTGTAATTGGGCTTCCATCTTCGGTAACAACTGTGCGTAAATCGCATCTCTTTGAGCAAGCTCTTGGGCTTGTTGCTCAATCGTTTTTCTTTGATTGGCAAGTTCCTGTGTCTTCCTCGTATAATCTTGTTGGCGCGAATAACCATTAATGAGTTCGTCCTGCGTGACCTCTATCTCTGAGCCATCAACTGTGACTCTATAGACGGGTTGCTCTTCTACCTCTTCAACTTCCGTTTCTTCTTCACCATCTTCTTCATCATCAAATTCGAGTTCTTCTTCATCGACAAGCTCTTCGGTATATTCCTCGTCTTGTTCTTCTAATTCATCGATCTCAGGTTCAATGCTTTCAGCTTCCTCTATGACTGCTTCTTCTTGCGTGTCCTCTTCAGGGGCTAAGAAACTTTCAAACGCTGAGGTTGCCTTTTGACCTTCGGTTTGTAAAGCAGTCGGTTTTCCGTTATTGCTCATAAAATACTCCTATTTTGTATTTAGGGATATTTTAAACCAATAATGTATAAAAGGGAAAGTTTTAGGCTATGTTACGAATTTTGTTTATGTTGGCTTTTGTGAGTTTGCCTTTCTCAGCCATGATGCGTAAGTGTCTTTCTACTTCGGGGAGAAGTAATAAGGATCTGTGAAAATCTTCTCTAACCGCAACATCATCAATGCCACGAGAGTTTAACCAATGAGTTATGTATTCGTTTTTAAGATTTTCTATTGCTTCTTTAAAGACATCAGAATTTAAAATTCTTTCGGCTTCTGCTGCTTTAACTACTTCTTCGTGTGTGACTGACATTTATAAACTAAATAATCCTCTTGGTGTTTGTGGTAATGTTCTGCCTCTACTGATTGGAGATACAATCTCTTCAACACTAGGCTGGACAAAATTAGAAACTGGTAAGTTGGATAATCTAGTAAAGTTCATTGGCTGAATGGGTTGTGGCACTATCGGTTGTGGCACTATTGGTAACTCAGGCATAACTGGAATATTTGGTATGACTGACATTTGCGGTAAGCCAGTAAAGTTCATGGGTATATTTTGTGCTTCTGGAACAAATGGCATTGGTTCTTTAAAAACTGGTGCTGTAGGCATGACAGGAACTTCAGGCATTACAGGAACTTGTGGTATTTCTGGGGCTGAAGGCATAACTGGTGCTATTGATGGTATATCAATACCACTTAAATCTATATCTTCAAACTTTTCGGTATCAATATCTTTTAATATTTCATCTATATCAATATCAAATAATGTTGGTGTAATATCTTCAACGCCTCTGATATCTCTAATATCTTCAAACCTCGGCAAACCACTAAAATCTAAACCTTGTAAAGAAGGCAACAGTCTAGTTGGGCCTGTTACGCCCTGTGGCGCACTTGGCATCTGTACAAAACCTTCGTTGGGCGCAAATGGAGTTCCTTTGGTTGGGGCTTTAGGCATAACAAGAACTGGGCCTTCGCCAACAAATTTTGGTGTTAAGTCTTCTTGGGTATAACCCATTGGCTGTTCAGGAGAATAACTAACGCCTGGCGCAATGACTTGTTCCATTGGCATACCACCAGCTATTTGTTGTGCATATGCTTGACCAGTTGCGACTGGCCCTGCCATTGATTGTGTTGGTAAGTTAATACCAGGTATTCCTATTGCCATGTTATTAAGTTATTAGTTTATCTATTTTAGCATCAAGTTTGTCTATTTTGTCCATTAATCTTGAATATTCAACATTGTGAGCATTTCTGGTCACATAGTCTCTAGCTATTTCTTCTCTTGTTTTATTCACTAATATGTCAATCCTTTTTGCTTCGTTTTCATTTTTTCGTATGGAGTAGAACAATGGTGCTATCACCAAAGTTACAAGCATATTCCAAACTACATAAAATGAAAGCTCCATTAGAACTCAATAGCTCCATATATGAGGCCTTGGGCGACCAGCTTCAGTCTTGCTGATATCGAGGTGTATAAATCTTCCATTGCCTTTTTGATTAACTCCAATTCCTGTAAATCCGTAACCTTCTGCTGCGGATACTATTTGTAATGCTTGTTTGTGGCTGCAACCAATATCAACTGCGATGCCTAAATTGTGAGTGCCTGGTTTACTTTTTTTGCTTTCAACTGGATGTTCTGAACATCTATAACCTGAAGTTATAACAAATGGAAAACCTAAGTCCTCTCTAAGCGATTGTAACTTATCTATTAACTCATGTTCAATCTTATTTTCACCACAATGCTTACAAGCAAACTCTTCTAATCTAAAGTTCTTCCATTCACTCATTTTTTATCCTTATTACTAGCACCAAAGTAGAAAGATATAACTGCTGTAGCTATACCAGTTAAAGAACCAATAATAAGCATGACGATATCATCGCTGGTATCTGGAATAGGAAAAGCTGTTATATAAAAGATATAACTCATAAAACCTGCCATAGATAAAACACCTAATATAGTGGGTGTTAAATCGCCTGAAAATTTAGATCTAGCATCTTTTCTATCGTCTACTTCAAGTGCAAAGATATCTACATCTAATTCTTTCATTTGAACTTCAAATTCTTTTTCACATTTTTTTAGTTCAATCATTTGATCTGCGGTTATATTTTGCATTGCCTTTTCTATTTCTACTGGATTGTTTTTTACACCTAGAACTGTAGAAAGTATTTGACCAGCTTGTCCGCCCAATGGCCCACCTATAGCTGCGCCTAGTGTTGGAGCAAGACTGCTTACTATGTTTTTAATTTTGTTTAGTTTCATTTTTCTTTTTTAATTCCCTCTCTTGTAATAAGAGTTTTAATTCGTGCCACCTGTAAAATCTTTTATTAACATCATCCCAAAACATTCCTTTGTAATCCCATATTTCATTCGCTGACATTTTGTTCCTTATTGTGGAGTTTAATAAAATACTCTGCATCGACTAATGCCAATGGCTTAGTATTGTTTCTCTTTATTATAACCAAAGGTTCGTAATCTTTACAGTTAGTACAAGATTGCTCATAGGCTTTCCAAACATTAACTGCTTGTTGGTTTTTGCACTCGATTGAGTAGGGGAATTGTTTGCGTGATTGTACGCCCATAATGACATCTTCGCCTGAAGATCCCATGGGTCTTGATTCTAAGTCTTCTGGATCAAATCCAAGTATAGCTACAAGTTTATCAACAACCCATTGCTGTAACTTTCTGCCCTTGGCTTTTGCCGAGGATGGTTTCACAGATTAATTTATGTAAATTATTTATCTTTTGGTTTATCTTGAAGCTCGTCAGTTTGCTCATCAATGTTTTCAACAACTGTATCAATTACGCCTTCGTAAGTTTCGGTTACTGTGGTAACAAGGCCACTAACATCTTGCAAAGCTGCACTTGAAAGATTGCCTGCTGTTTTAACAGTTGTATCAACTGTAGTCATAGCAATATCTTTGCCACCTTCAATCACTGAGTTTACAGTTGCACATGAAGTTGCAAATAAGCCTATTAAGATTAAATATAAGTTTTTCATAATTTACCTCTGTTTAGCATGATATCTTAACATTTTTTATCCTTATGTATGTTTTTTTATAACATCAAACTTAGCAGAAGTTGATGCTCCTTTGTGCGGCACAAACTTACCTTTGTTTTTCATAAGTTTAAAACCCTTACCAACTTTCATAAAGTGATAACCTTTTGGAGCTTTGACTTCTTTATTCATTTATTTTTTTTCTTACCTTTAGATTTTTTCTTTGGTGGTCTTCCCATTTTAGATCCGTAAGTTCCTTTTCCTTTTGGCATAATTAGCTCCTTTTTTTTGATTTTTTGGGTCTTAATAAATCTGCATCTGCCTTTCTTGCGCCGCCTTTACCTGTAGCAAATGATCTTACACGACCAGCAGCCCATGATTGCGGTGTTTGTCCAGGACGAGAACCAGAAGAGTAATAAGCACCCATTCCTCGTTGATAAACTTTTCCTAAAGTGTTTTTTGATAT